AAAAAAAATAGAAAATGGCAAATAATATAGATTGGGGTCAAGGTGTAAACAACAACGATATTGGTTGGGGTCAAGGTGCTATAAATAATAATATCGGTTGGGGTAGTGTTTATGCTGTTAGTTGGTCGGGTGAAACTGAAATATTAGGTGACGAATACGATTATGTAGTAGATTTTATAGCGAGAGTTACTGCTGATAGTGGTAATTTTGAAGCAAAACAATGTTTAATTAATACAATAGAAAATATATGAGTTTATTTGATAGTGCTTCTTTGGTTATAACGCCGAATGGTGTAAAAGAGGGAAAACTATATAGCATAAAACCAACTGATGGAAGTGGCGATTTATCTGTTGTAAGAGCAACAAGTGCGACGAGAGTTGATGCTAATGGTTTGGTTGAAATACCGAGAACTAATTTAATATTGCAAAGTCAAACTTTTGAGAATGCAAGTTGGACAAAAACAAGATGTTCAATAACATCAAATAGTATTATATCTCCTGATGGAACTTTAACGGCAGATACTTTGGTAGAAGATAGTACTGCTTCGTCTACGCACCCTACTTCTCAATCAGTAACAGTTACAGCATCTGCACAAACATTCTCTATATATGCAAAATCAGCAAATAGAAATTGGTTGCAATTACAATTTTTAAGTACATCAAACGCAACTGCTTTTTTTGATTTATCTAATGGAGTTGTTGGTACTGTTGGAAGTGCTGCTACTGCATCAATTCAAAGTGTAGGTAATGGTTGGTATCGTTGTATAATTACTGCAACAACTACAGCAGGTTCTAACACTATTGGTATATATCCTGCAAGTGCTAATGGTACAAATTCTTATACAGGAAATGGTACTGCGTCACTTTACATTTGGGGAGCAATGGTTCAACAGGGTAATGTAGCAACAGAATACATTCCTACTGTAGCATCAATTAGAACAAAGTTTGCGGGTATTACACAAGATGGTGGTAGTGCATCAAACATTCCAAGATTAGATTATACAAACGGAAGTTGTCCGAGTATATTAGTAGAGCCTCAAAGAACTAATCTTTTATTAAGAAGTCAGGAGTTTGATAATGCAAGTTGGATTAAAACAAGCACAACTATAACTCCAAACACTACAATATCTCCTGATGGAACTCTAAATGCAGATTCAATGGTAGTTTCTTCTTCTGATTCAAGAGCAACACAAGTCCTTGCTCTTGGTGCAGGTACTTATACAACTACTGTTTATGTTAAGATATTAAGTCAAACAACAGCAGGAACTATGAGGTTACAAGCTAACGTTGATTCAACAAATGTATCAGTAAATTTTACACCAACAACAGAGTGGCAAAGAGTAACAGCAACTTATAATGCTACAGTAGGAATTATTAACTTTTCAGTTAGAGGACTTGGCTTTATAGGAACTATTGCTATTTGGGGAAGTCAATTAGAAGCAGGTTCAAACGCTACTTCATACATTCCAACAGTAGCAAGTTCAGTAACAAGAAACGCAGATGTAATATCTAAAACGGGAATAAGTAGTTTAATAGGGCAAACAGAGGGAACAATATTTACTGAATTTAATTTTACAAATGTTGGTACTGAAAAATATATATTAAATTTAAAAGATGCAGCAAGTTCAAATGTAATATCTTTTAGAAGACTTACATCGGGAGAAATAAGATTTGTTTTAACTGCAACAACATCATCTGGAACAACTAATCAATCAACTGCTGTATTGCCAAATGGTAATTATAAAATAGCTTATAAATACATAAGCGGAAGTATAAAGATTTTTATAAATGGTTCTTTGTCTTTTACTTTGAATCCAACTTTTACTTTTGGAACACCTATTTCAATAATTGAATTAGGAAACCAAAACGCAGGAAATCAAATAAACGATTCTATAAAGCAATTACAACTTTACAAAACAGCTTTAACAGATACAGAATGTATTCAATTAACAACTTTATAAAATGAACATAGCAAAATTAAAATACACAGATAAAGAAACTGCAATAAAAGATTTAATTGCAAAAGTAGTTTATATTGAAACTGAAGATGGACTTGCTTATGCTGAAGGAGTACAAGCTGTAGTTGAAATAGGTTTAATTGTTTTAGAAAACGGAGTTTATGATGATAAGTTTAATGAAGTAGTTGCTCCTGTTTATGCAGATGGTTATCACTTTGATGTTATGAGTGAAAATAAAATAGATTTTGGTAAAAACGAAATAACAGTTAACAATCCAAAACATTATTTTGCAGGATACGAACCTAAAGTAGAAACAGATTTAAATACTTTAGAAAATGAAAACATATCTTAGTTATTTTCTTACTGGTTTAGTTTTATTTTTTGCACCTATTCAGGGCTTACTTATTGCTGTGGCATTAGGGATAATGTTAGATACATTTACTGGTATCTTTAAGAGTATAAAGTTAAACGGATTGCAGTCTATCAGAAGCCGTAAACTTTCTAATGTTATCTCTAAAATGCTATTATATCAAGTATCTATTATTAGTTTATATACTATTGATAAATATCTTTTAAATGAATTAGTAAATTTACACTTTAGTACTCAATTTTTATTTACAAAGTTAATAGCTATTATTTTAGTATTTATTGAATTAGTTTCAATTAAAGAAAATATAGAAGAAGCTTTAAATATAGATATTTGGAAGTTACTTAAAAACCTTATAAGAAGAGCTAAAGAAGTAAAAACAGATATAGATAGTTTAAAATGATAATTACTAAAAACTTAACATTACAGGAATTAATAGATTCTAATACTGCAAAAGCTAAAGGAATTGATAATAGCCCTACTAATGAGCATTTAAGAAATTTAATTGAAATAGCTAATAATATCTTTCAACCTTTAAGAGATGGTATTGGTAAACCAATTAGAATTTCAAGTGGTTATAGAAGTGAAAAGTTAAATAAAGCTGTAGGTGGATCTAAAACATCACAGCATAACAAAGGTCAAGCTTTAGATTTAGTTGCTACTACAGGTTTTACCAATAAAGATATATTTGATTATATTAAAAAGCATTTAGAATTTGACCAAATGATTTGGGAGTTTGGTACTGATAAAAACCCTGATTGGGTACACGTTTCTTATAATAAAGGTAAAAACAGAAAGCAAGTACTTAAAGCAATAAAAAAAGATGGTAAAACTGTATATATTAATTATTAGTTTATTTTTATTTAGTTGTGGTAGCAGAAAAGCTATTGTAAATAAAGCAGAAATTAAACAAGAAACTTCAAAAGAAACTACTACAACTTTAACTGATAGTAGTAATATTACTATTAAATACGATGTAACTACAGATTTACTAACTGTATTCGCTAAAGACACTTTAAAACCATTTACTTATAATGGTAATACCTATTTTAACGCTGTTTTAAGACACGAAAAGAAAAAAGATAACACTTTATATAGTAAACAAAATAATGTTAAATATAAGCAAGTAATTAAGTATGTAACTAAAACTGTTACTGTAACTAAAACTAAAGAAGTAATTAAGAAAGAAAGTTATTTTAAATATTTGTTATTACTACTAGTTATTATTTTTGTTTATTTAGTATATCGCTTTAGAAAGTATTTTAGTTTATTGTAAGTAATTATAATAAAAGAAAGAAAAGAAAAAGAAAAAAGCGTAAAAAAGAAAAAGAAAAGAAAGAAAAACCCCCTATAGAAAAAGAACAATTCTAATTTTACCTGATCCGAACAGCTTCCATATTTATTAGGTTCTGCAAGTCTTGGACGCATCCGTTTTATAATTATACGACAAATATATAAAAAAGTTACAAAAACTAGATAACTATTTTTATTTTTTTTTAAGTATAAACAAATTTGCTTACATTTGTACTATGAAAGCTAAAACAAAATCACAACTAGTAAAAGATTTAGATGCAGTATTTAGCAAGTATATTAGATACTCTAATGCTAAAAATGGATATTGCACCTGTATTACCTGTGATAGAGAATATGAAGTTAAAAAAATACACTGTGGGCATTTTATGAGTAGGCAGTATATGAGTACTAGGTGGGATGAAAGAAATGTA